ATCCAGGCCGGAGAGCATCAGATCCACCTTGAACGGGGCCACCTGCTGCCCCTCCTCGATGCGCGAGACGCCGCCGTAATCTCCCACCCCTTCCCAGGTGCGGCTCGTCCCGGTCGAATCGTCCGCCATGATGGGGCCGATATTGTCGTGGAGATAGAGCGTGCTGGAGCCCTCGTCGAAGTAGATCTCCACGAAGGTCACGGGCCGGACTACCTGGGAGTCTACGGCGTTGGCGTTAGCGGTAGAGAGGCCACGGCTCATGCTAGGACGTCCTCGACTGCCTCAAAGGTAAAGCTAGAGATCCGGGGGGACCGGTTGCTCCAGGATGACTCGTTCTTCATCAGCCGGAATATCCCCTTGGGGCTCGTGATGGTGATCGCTGCGTTATCCGAAGGAGAGGCCCGTAGCTCCGGCACGAAGTCAATCGTCGCCGCGCCTGCCGTGATGGCTGCGTCCGCGACCGCCATTTTCAGCTCGCCGTTCACCTCAAAGAAATCACCGGCCCGCATGGCGTAGGTCCCGGTCCAGCCATCCGTCACCAGCTCGTTCCCCGTCTGGGAGCCGCCGTTGACCACCGGGGTCCCACCACCATCCGCCCTCCGGCTGTAGGAATGGTCCTCCAGGTAGAAGTTGTTCGCCGTGGCCTGTAACTGAGCCAGGAACGCCTGCATCAGGGCCCTGTCGGCGTCGAACAGGTCGCTGAAGGTCAGGGTAGCCTTCCACCGGTTGCCGGTCCTCTGGGCCGCCTGGATGGCTCCTGTGAGGGGGGACACGAACTGCTTCTGGTTGGAGATAATGGTCCAGCTCGTATCCGTAGGCCGGACGCTTGGCATTGTCAAAGGCATTAGAAGCGTCTCCTGGCTAGCATATCCGCGATCTCCGCCTTCTGGCGCTTCAGCTCAGCCGCGAAGATGATCCGATCCTGCTCCGATGCCCCTCCGGCGATGTTCACCGTGGGAGCGTAGTTGATCTGGGCGCCGCCCTGGTTCCGGAGCTTCTCGTTCGTCATGATCCGGCCGCCAGCGTTGCCCATGGTCAGAACCTCTGGCCCGCGCTCCCCGACGATATAGGACTCCCCGGGTCTCACCTGTCCGCCTAGGGCTCGTCCTGCTGCTGCGCCGGTAGCTGCTGCCGTGACTGCTGCCGCTAGAGGGCCTGCGAATGCTGCCGCTGTAGCCGCTGCTGCGGGGGCTAGAGCTGGGCCGACGATGGGGATAGCTGCTGTGCTGGCGTAGGCGTTCAGGACCGCCTGTGCCGCCATGGCCGCCGCGTTCCCAGTCATCATTGCCGCCGCGCCTGCCTGGTTCGTCTTGTCCAGGGCCTTCTGCATGAGCTGAGTCACCGCATATTGAGCGATGAACTGGCCTAAAGCGTTGACCGCCGTCCGGCCGATGGTCTCCGCCAGTCCTGCGAACGCCTCGTCCAGGCTCTCCGCATCGAACACCGCCGACTCCAGCGCCCCACCGAACCCGGTCGTGAGCTGGTCCACCATACCTACCAGGACCTGATCGAACTGAGCCAGGGACTCCTGCGTGTCGGCCAGGTACTTCTCGAACGCATTCCGGGACAGCTCCTCCCGCTCCTTCTCATAGGCCGCTGTGAGCTGCGTCAGTAGCGCCTGGCGCTCCGTCTCCGTCTCAAAGGTAGCGTCCAGGATGGTCTGGCGCCGCTTCTCATAGGATGCCGTGAGGGCCTGCTCCTCGGTCATGAGGGACAGCGCGATGGCCTCCGCCCCCTTAGTAGCCGCCTCGGCCTTGGCCTCTGCTGCTTTGGTAGCCGCATCCGTGGCTGCCGTCTCTTCGTTCCGGAGGCGAATCAGCTCCGATAGACGCGCTGCTTCCCTAGCCTCCTCCTCGCTTAGCCCGGCCTTGATTGCCTCTAGATAGGCCACCTGCTCCGCCGTTTGATGGAGCGCCGCGTATTCGTGGGCCAGGTTGGCGATGTACTCCTGGGCCTTATCGTCGGCGAACTCCGTCGCCACCCCTTGCCCCGTCAGCGCCTTGTTCAGCTTCGTGATGAGGGCCTCGGCCGCCTCGGAGTCCTTCCCGGCCCGAAGGATGACCTCTGCCAGGGCTGCGAACTCGTCGTCCGCTAGGGCCACGCTGGTGGCCATCAGCTCCACCACCTGCTGGAGCCGGGACAGATTCTCAGGGGTCCGGTCCTGCTCGTACCGCATGAAGGTGCCCAGGAGCTGCCCTGCCTCGTCCCGGGTGATGCCTAGCTCGTCTGCTACCGCTTGGGCTTCCGCCTGAACCCGCGTAAATGCCCGGGTGCTCATACCCTCAAAGGCTGCGTCCGTCTCTTCTGCGGCTCGCCCGATGGCCAGGAACTGCTCTGCCGTGCCCCGCATGATCCCCGGGGTGACGTCCCCGAAGGCAGAGACGATGGCTTTCCCTGCTAGGGTGATGGCCTTCTCAGCTTTGGCCATCTGGAGGGCTAGCTCGATGGACGCCAGACCGGCGTTAGTTTCCATCAGGAGCTTGAGATCATCGCTCAGCCCGAACGCTGCTGCCCCAGTACGATTAAACGTCGTGCCAAGGCTTTTCATTATGTCTTCTAGCTCGTCCGCCTCGTCCTCGACGTCCAGCATGGAGGCGATCAGGGGGCCAGCTAGGAGGGATCCGAAGGCGATCACGGCACCGAAGGCAGCACCGGCAGGGCCAAAGGCAGAGGCGATCTGCGGGCCCTGTTGCGCGAGGATAGTAGTCGCCGCCGTGCCAGCCTGGGCCTGGACTGCGACGTCCTGGAGCTGCATGGAGAGGTTCGCTGCCCCTCCCTTCATTAGCTTAAATCCGCCAGCAGCCTGGCCGGATGCCTTGGCCTGGCGCTGCATGACTGAGGCGTTCTCTAGCTGCTCCTTCGTGGCCCCATCAAGAGCCAGCTTGTACAGCTCCAGCTCGTCCGTGGTCAGACGGGTCTGGGCCTCCATCCGGTGTAGCTGGTCGATGACCTTTTTCTGAGAGGCGGGGAGCTTCTTGGACTCCTTGTCCAGCCGCTCCTCCTGCTCCCGGAGAAGCTCGATAGCCGTCGCCGCCTTCTTGACGTCGCCGGTCTCTACCTTGAGCTGGAGGGTTGCTATATCGGCCATCTGGGCGTCACCTCTCGGAACTTGGCGAGCTTCATAATCGCCTGAACTTCCCAGGGCGCTAGCTCATGCCCGGTCAGCCGAATATAGCTCTCGATCTCCTGGTAAGTATACGATGAAAGCGCAAGGTACGCCTCCCAGGCTTCCGCCATCAGCTCAGGTAGGGATGGGCCCGTCTCCAGCTCTCTGGGCGTCTTGCCGGTGCTCTTCTCGACCTGTTTCAGGGTCTCGTAGCGACTGATCGTTGATTTATCCGGGGCCGCGTGAATATACATACACCAGCGACCGAAGGACACGAAGTCAGCGATCAGCCCTTCGTAAAACCCTCGGCGTCACCGATCACCTTTATCAGTTGGGACACCACGGGAGGGGATGATTTGTAGAGGGCCAGAGCGTTGGCCTTGTTGCAAGGGTAGTCCTCCCCGTCCTTCTGTAGCCCCCTCCAGCCTACGGTCACTTCCGCCAGCGCCTCGGCGTCCATGTCGTCGTAGTTGAGCTTATCCAGCTTCTTCTCTTCCCGGGCCCGAAGCATCGTCATGGACTGCTTCCGCTTCTGTGCCCGCCAGGCCGTGCTGTACGGCCCCTTCACGGTGATGTAGACGTCCGTGGGCTTGCCACTAGCGGGGGAGAGGATTTGGACCTCCCGCCCCGCTTCGTGGTCATCGACTACGCATAGCTCGTTCAGCTCCATAACCGCCCCTTATGGTTTATGCAGCCGTCCGAGTGATGACGATATTGGAGGCGTCCGCTGAGTCGTACAGACCCACGAACTCCATCGCAATGGTCACGGCACCTTCGCCGGACACGTCAGGCTGCCCCGAGTTGTACTTCACGTTCCCGATCTCGATCAGGTAGTCGTTCCCATCGACGTCCGTCAGCGTCAGAGCGATGCTGGAGGAGGTCTCGTTAAGGAACTTCTCGTATAGGGCCTTGGACTCAAAGTAGGTCGTCAGCGTACCCGTGACCCGGGACTTGCCGATGGCCGGACGTTGAGTCGTGGCGGATCCCACCGCGAAGAGCGGCTCGATGCCGTTCTCCAGGGACAGCTCAAGGGACGTCACGGTGGCGATGGTAGAGCCGCCCTCAGAGATCGACCCGGTGAAGCTGTCGAAGGGGGTGTTCCCCACGTCGGCGCTATAGGTGCTGGATGCGACTGCCGTCGTATTCAAGGAAAGATCCTTGCCCACGATCCCGAAGGTAGCCGTCACCATGCTGTTCGGCGACACGCTCAGGCTCATGGAGTTGATCTCGCATCCGGTATAGCGATGGTATTCCGGAGAGGCCAGGTCGGCGAACTTACGCTCGAACGTGAAGGACCGGCGAGTCGTGCCAGCCTTGAGCACGTCCGTCGCCCAGGTGCCGCATAGGGCTGCCTGGAGGAGGTCGTCGAAGGCGTCATATTCAAGCTCGCCAGTGATCTCCCCGGAGACGCTCTTGTTCCCATGGCGGAAATCTTCCACCTGACGGTCGCCCCGGAGCTTCTCCGACTCCACGGCGTCCTTCGTGAGGGCCAGAGTCGTGCCGGTGTGCGGTACGGGCGTCCAGGTCGGCGTGCTGGGCGTGGTCCCGTAGGTCGATTCTGCAACGTAATGCAGACTATGTTGTGCGCCGTTTGCGATAGTCATGTTCGTGCCCCTGTATATGTCTGCACGTTGATCGAAACCGGCACGATAAAGAACGCGCCGTCTAGGAATGCAGGAGCGACACTCACTGATCGTACCCGCAAACTCGTTCCATTATAGGTCAAAACCGTGCCGCGCTTGAAATGGTCCGCGATGGTATCGGGAAGCGTGCTGCGGCCTGATCCCCGCTGGGAGAATACGTCCACCTGGTAGATGGCGTTGGTCTCGTCCTTCCCTGTCGCTCCCATGGATGCCTGGAGCGTCTCGGCAGGGATAAACGTGGGCCGGAGGTACTCCGATCCGTCGCCCTCGTAGGGGATGTTCGGCCAGGCGATAGGCGTCGCGTCCATCGTGTCCAGATGGGCGTCCAGAGCTGCCTGCATGTCGTTGAAGTAGGTGCTCATTTCTTCGCCTTCGCCACCGCCTCGTTGATCCGCGCCTGATAGGCTGCCACGTTCTTCCGGAGCATACCCTGAGGCGCCTTCACCTTGGACCCTCCGAACTCTATCACGGCAGCGTAGGGGAGGTTATTGGTCAGGTAGAAGGTCTGCCCGGGTTGATACCTGCCGACGGTCTGGTTCGCCTCGTCCGTCGCTGCTCCTCCGCCCGGGTTCTTCTGCGTGCGCTGGAGCTGCGTCGTTTTGGCTGCATCAAAGGACGCCTGCCAATTGCCCCGGAGGCGCCCAGTATCGGCTGGGGTGTCGTCGATGATCCTACTTGACAGCTCCAGGAGGGTTCCCCTGACCACCTTTTCCGGCATCTCCGCTAGATTGTCCAGGGCCTGCTTGAAGCTCTTCATTTTCGGATTTGCAGATTTGAGGCCACCACCGCCCCAGAGGGGGCAATGTCAGCAACGGCGACAACGCGCCACGAATCCGATCCAATACCCACTTGATCGCCGACTTCATAGGTCCCAGCCTCCGCTAGTAGCCGTCGATCTCCTTGGAGGACCGCTCCATCAGCGCGATCAGCGTCAGAATAATCAAAAAGGCAGCCATATCCCGTAAACGTGGACGATGTATCACTGGTCTTTCCTGTCGCCGGGCTGTAGGCCCCCTTCACCGTGCGCGTGAACGTGTACTGCTTACCAAATTTGGTCAACAGAGACGCTGCGCTATTGGCGAGGGAGGTGTAGTTGAAGCTCATGCCCGGGACACCGCCGTCACGGGCTTAATCAGCTTCTTCAGGGCGTAGGTCAGAGCCGGGACCTGGCGCTTCATGCCGGTGCTGCTCTTGTACGTCACCTGGATGGAGTCCACCTTCTCAGAGAGGACCTCTCGCTCGACCGGGGTCAGCCGGGAGTCGCTGTCGATCTCCGTCTTGATGCACTCATACAGCGCGACCTTCAGCTCCTTGGGGATCTCGTCCGCGTCTACCGCGTAACCGTCGATATAGACCTGATCCCGGGGCCACTGGAGGGCCTGGTTCTCGTCTGCCTTCAGCCCCTGGTAGTCCAGGGTCTCTAGGTAATCCATGGACCGGAGCATCTGCTGCCCGATCACTTCATCCGTGCCGTAGGTGATGCCGCGAGCATCAGCCCAGGTCTTGAAATCTGCCACGCTGGAGTAGCTGTTCGCTCCGGAGACCAGGGTCCCATCTTCTACCACGATTGCCATGTATTAGCCTCCGAAGGAAAGAGGGGGCCCGAAGGCCCCCTCGTACACCTTAGCCCATGAGGGTTGCGATGTAGTCCGGCTTCCAGGCTTTCACGCCCCAAGCCACTGCCACTTCGATCATGGTCTTGCGATACCCACGATACACGCGGACCTCAAACACCAGGCCGGAGGCCGGGTCTTGGACGGTCAGCGCATCGTCGGCAGCATCGCCACCATTCGGCACGGCCGGAGCGCGGATTGCCAGCTCCAGAGCGCGACGATGGAAGGCCATGTTCGCCGTGTAGCCGTTGCCCACGGTGATGGCTGCGTTGTCGGCGAGAGCCGAACGAAGGCCAGGACCACCGATAGCGAAGGACCCACCGGCCAGAGCCGTGTTGACGACGTACTTGTTGGTATCGCCGTTGAAGGTCACAACGTCACCAGCCAGGATGGTGCCGGAGCCACCGTCTGCCGCGATGGTCGTGTCGCCAATAGCGGACGACGCATCGTTCAGGAGGTAGCTGGCGCCGGTGCCTTTGGTGTGCGCCTGCACTTGGGCAGATTCGCGCATCATGAGGCCCTGGAGGTCCAGGAGAACGCCCTGGCGGAGGAGGTCCGTACCGCCGGCCTCGTTTGCCTTCTGGAGCTGGGCAAGCTGGCGGAGGTTGGTTCCTGCCACGGTGTTGAGCACCAGGCTGGCCTGGCCGTCGTTCATGGGCATACCGTTGTCAGCGAGGATCTGGCGGACTTCTGCCACTTCGCTGAAGTTGGAGCCGAACGGCGTGGTGCCAGCGGTACCGAAGGCGCGGGAGGCGTTCTTGTACGCTTCCTCTGCCAGGTCTGCTTCGATCTCGTTGCAGAGCGCACGCATCGCCTGAGCGATTTGGTCGCCGTACACGGTCTCAAAGCCGATACCGTTGTTCAGGTGCAGCACGTTCTCCCCCGTGTAGGGGATCTGGACGGCGCGAGAGTTGCTGATCGTCAGCGTCTTGCTGTCCACGGTCTGATCCGTCCCTTCCGGGATGGTCATCGCCTCGGACACGTCCACCGGGCTGGCTGCGCGGGTGAAGCTAGCGCGAACAACGTCGCCCTTCGCCACACGCTCGGAGCCGTCAGCGTTGATGGTAACAGCAGGGATGAAGCCGACTAGCTCCCGCCCCACCACGTCGGCAGCCTTGAAGATATCGGCTGCGAGGTTCGTCAGTACGTTAGCCATGGTCGGCCTCCACGTTATTCATCGAAAAGTTTACCGCCACCTCGCATGAACTCCGACTGCTGACGCATCGTCAGGCCGTTAAATTCTGCTCGGCTCATTTCCTTACCGCTTCGCGCCTCGGCTCCACCTTGCGCCCTGACGGCCCCGCCGCCACTCGCCTGGCTCCCGTCGATCAGCACCGCATAGCGGCTCTTCACGGCGTTAGTCAGGTCATCCAGCGACGACACGGTAAGCTGTCCGCTCTCGTCCGTCACCCGGATTTCGCCATCCACCAGCGTCATGCGCTGGCTTAGCTTTTCCTGCAATAATTCTGCCCGAACGGTGTCCTTTGTCAACGTGTTGGCGATTTTCGCCGCTTCTTGGCCAATTCGCTGACGTTGGATATCTCCGTTCATCTTCTCAATAGTGGAGCGTAAGGAGTCAGCCTGCTGTTTCTGGCTCTCGTAGAGCTGCTTATAGTCGTTGGCCTTAGCAGCTCGCTCCTCCGCTTCCTGGGCAGCCATGAGGGCCGCCTCTTCTTTCTCCCGCTGGACGCGCTTCTTCTCGCCCAGCAGCTCGTCTACCTTGGACTTGAGACCTTTGGTCTCGTTCTCCAGCCGCTCCTGGAGGGCCTGGTCCAGCCGTTCAGCGAGCTGGCCCTTGATGGAATCGTCCAATTCAATGTCATTCAGTAAATCGCTCATGCGTCACCCCTGGTTAGCATTGCGCGGCCCAGCCGCTATATGTCGATCCCTTCCGGGACCTCCTCCTCATTATACGGGACTCCGGTCTCGATGGCGTCATATATCGCCTCAAACGGGAAGCCCTCAAATGCCGCCACGCCAGTGAATACTGGCTCCTCGCCGAACTTCTCGACGTACATGGCGATCAGCTCGTCCTCGTTCATTACTGATTCTCCTCTGCCACTGACCGTAACTTGGCCTCAAATACCCTCATGAGGTTGGGGAACAATTCCCGCGCCTTCTCCCGCGCCTCCTCCTTGCCCTGGATGGCGAACAGGTTGGCGAATGTCTCCTTCTGCTTAGCCCCAGGTCTCTTGTAGTAGGAGACTCCGTGGCCCCAGGTGTAGCGCGTCTTTTGGAAGACACCCCCCGTCATAGCGTCGATAATGTCGGAGAACATGGTGTCTAGGGCCGTTTTGGGGACGTTCTTGTATCCCAGCACCGTGTCTGGGTTGTACTTGCTCAGTATCGCCTGCCGGTCGAACATAAGGTCCAGCATACGATCCATGGCCGCATCCGCATCGTCGATCAGCCCCAGCGCCTGGCGGTCTTGAATAAATGCCTCGATGAACTCCATACTGGTCTCGCTCCAGGCGTTCGCACCAGAACCCTCGATTCCGGTCTCCTTGCGAGAGATCGCATAGTCGATATGGTGGCCATACTCGTGGGTGAACACCTCTTTCCAGTGTTGGATCTTTTTCTGCTGTAGCCGCCTGCTGGCTGGAGCATAGAAGGCCTTCCCCCCTGGGAGCCTCGACGTTATTAGGGCTGGCTTCTCCAGTACGCCTGCCACCGCCTTGGCCAGGTCGGAGCTGTTCTCGTTAAAGGCTTTCTCGTATGCCGCCTGCTTTAGTGAGGCTCCTGGATCCACGATGCCGTCTAGCTTTAGCGGAGGCGCTGCCAGGGGAACCGGTGCCGGAGGCTCAGGAACCGGGATTGGCGCCAGCCCATTAAAGTCCTCGTCCATGCGCCGTAGCTGGTCCAGGGATAGGACCCGTCCCTGGTCGTCCACGAACCGGTCGATGGGGATGTTCTGCTCCCGGAATAGCTTGGCCCTCTCCCTGCCTAGCACCTGCTCCTGGAACTCCGGGCTCTGCCTGCGCAGCCAGTCACCGAAGGTCAGGTTCCGGTCTACTGGGCCGTCTACCGATGACCTAGTGCCTGGTAGGTCTGCCCCAAGGTCGAACTCTGGCTTCACCGCGAAGGATATCGTGGACCGGCAGTTGAAATGGGCCGGAGGCTTGGGGCTGTCGTCCGCGATAGGGAAGATCTTCCCATCCCGTGAGGCGCAGATCAGCGAGGTCCGGCCGTCTAGCGTGGCCACCCACTTGTAGCCCTCCAGGATATCCCGGTTGTCCCCCATAGTGAGGTCCCGGGCCTGGGTTGCGACGTGGTTCGTGATGGTCCTGGCGAGGGTAGATGCCTGGCGCTTCTGTACGCTTCCCAGGTCCATGATCCCCTGGATGATCGCCTGCGTGGTCTCCCCCAGGACGGTGCCGTCTCGTATCACCTGGACGATCTGCTGGGCCTTCCTGCTGCCGAACTCCGCCAGCGCCGACCTGATCGTGTAGCCCTTCGTGGGCTCCAGTTGCATGATGTTAGTCGATAGGGCCGCCTCGATCTGGTTCGCGTTAGGCAGGGACAGGTCTGCCACCACCCGCGTATCCAAGATCTCGTAGTTAAACTGGGCCTCCTGCGTCATGAATCGACGCATCTCGTCCATGGTCTCCTCGGTCAGCTCACCCGTAAGCTGCTCCGCCAGAGCCTTGAGGTCCAGCATGAGGCGCTCCGTGCGAACCCTAGACTCGGGAGTCAGGTCGAACGTGAGGCGAGCCCTGGTCTGCTCCAGGAGGTCCTCGATATAGAGCTGATACGCCTCCTCCCGGCCCTTCGCATACCGCTGCACGAAGATCTGGTGCCGGGTGATGGCGTCCTCTATCTCGTCATTCGTGCTCATTTCTTAGGCTTGTATCCCGACGCATAGGCCGCTCGGCCCTGCTTCTCGGCCTCGGCCTTAGTCTTGTACACCTTCCCGCTCTTTCCCCAGCGGTAGCCACCCTTCACCTTTTGGACAGGCACTACCACTTCTCCTTCGCTGACCAATAGGCCGCGCTCATCTTCCCCTTGTCTAT